ATTTATCAATCATCTTCTTTGCCCTCCAAAATGTTTTTTAGTTTTTGTCGCTTTTCATAAGCAGAATCTTGGTGTAAATCTTTATCAACTATCTTTTCTAATTTAAGGGATTCAATCTTAGTATTGCTGATATAACGCCATGTGTAGCCATCACGACCATAAACACCAAAGACTGTAGTACCCATGCCTATTTTAATTATCATGGCTTGTTCGCCATCTAATAAGACCTTATCGCCTTCGTTGAATTGTGAGTTAAGTTTGAATTTAAGACCTTTGATAAAAGATACTGAATAATCTTTTAGAGCAAGACCGCCTAAGACACTTGCTATAAATATTGAAATTTCAACATAATATTCTTCAATGTTCATTTCACATGAAGAAGGCATTAATCACTAGGGAAGATAACAGACCGATAACAATACCGGCTATCTGCCACAATCTTTTGTTGGTAGTATTTATATCTGATTCGATAGAATCTAATCTGCGGAAGTTTTCCTTCCATTTCTGTTCGCAAACTCTTTCATGTCTGTCTAAAGAGTTAGCTACCTGTTCAACAGTTGGCTTTTTAGTCGATTGTCTTGGTTTCGCTGTCGCTTTCTTTCTCGGCATTTCCTATACCTCTAAGGCTTTCTAATAAAGACTTTGATTTAAGATCAACCAATTGTTTTTTATCGGCAAATTCTCTTGCCATTGGTTCAATCTCAACACATCTTTGTTGTAAGGCTAGAAGATCGTTAAACAAATTTCTTTGTTCATCGGTCATATCTTCTTTGTTGTATTCTTCAACTTCGCCATTATCGTTTCTAACTTGTATGTCTGACATATTATTCTCCTATTGTTTTTGTTTCTTGTGTTGGTGTTACTAATTCAGCTATTTGATTGCTTACATTAGTTTTCAATTCTGTAACTTTATCTTCTCCTAAAGCAGACTCAACCCAACCTGTAATTTGTCCATTGGTTAAATCACCAAAAGCAGTAAAGCTAGATAAATCAGAAGTATCTAAAATTTGTGTGCCATATACTCCGCTTGAATTATTAGCATCTTGTCCTGTCAATCGCCAATGAACATTAAATACAGTATCTTCATTACCATCAATGGTTTTTACATCTACTGTTCTACAATCCCAAATATAATTTATTGCCATCTTAATCCTCTAATGCTTGTACTCTTGCTTCTAATTCTTGGATTGCTTTTATAGCCATCCACATTAATTGTTGCTCTTTAACACCTTTTCTTTCTTCTCCACCAATATTGGAGTATTGTTCTACAAGATGCGGTAGATTAGTTTCAACTTCTTGTGCAATAACACCCAATCTTTTATCAGCAGAATCGTCATCTTCGTTGTAATGAAAAGATTTAATAAGTAAATTTTTTATATTTTCTAATTGATTGTCAGCATCGACAATATTTTTCTTTTCTCTTTCATCTGATAAATTTACATTATTTCCTGAATAATTTTTTAAACCACCATTAGACATAACTTCAAACCTAGCTGCTGGTGCGCCATCTTCACAATAAAAAAAAGCTTTACCTGTGTCATTTGGTGTTGCGGTATATTTTATTGATATGCCAAATGGTGTAGATTGTGAATTTCTAAAGGCTTGAACCCAATTTGTAGCTGATATAGCTTCTGTAAAATGACCTGAACTTACACCGCCTACTGCTGGATTTGTTGTAATATTTATTAAAGTTCTTCCTGAAGAATCAATTCTGGCTCTTTCATTATTGCCACCTGAATGAAATACTAGATGAGCAGAATTTAAAGCAACTCCTATACACCCAATACCCGCACCAGATGTAGATGTACCAGCTGTCAGTTGTATTCTTGCGCCATCATGTAGAGATGTTCCTACATTTTGAAATCTTGCTATATCAATGAGACCTGAACTATTACTTCCACTAGCTGTATGTAAAGCTGTATTAGGACTTGTAGTGTTTATACCGACTTGTTCAGAACTGTTAATGGTTATTGCAACAGCATCCGCATTATCATCTATACCTGGAGAAGTAAAAGCACCTTGAATTGTAACTCCACCAGCAAAGGTAGAAAGTAAATTTTCATCAATGCTTAAAGCTGGTGTTGTACCTACAGTAGAGCCTTTACCAATCTTTAAAACATCATCAGTATCATCGAGTCCTAAATAATAATCTTGTGCATTACCATCAAATATTAAAGATGTATCTTCTGCACCACCATCTCCAATAGTTATTTTTGGTGTAGTACCTTTAAGAACTAAATGGCTATTTGTTAAAGTTGCAACATCTACAGCACCAATTTTGAAATCTATTTGATCGTCTGTATCTGCTGTAATAGATGTATCAGCATCAGCATCTAAAATTACTTCACCGCCATTTACATCTAAAGTACCTGTAGTTGATAAATTTCCATTTACTGTTAAAGCACCTGATGTTGAATTATCTGCGGTGATTGATAAAGGCAAAGTAATCCAAGCATTGTTTGCAGAATTTCTTAGCTTCAATACATTAGCAGATGTATCAATCCACCATTCATAAGCGAATGTTGTTGAAGGTTCTGATGAACCTGAGTTGTTAGATACAATGGCATCTAAAGCATTATTTAAGTCTGCTCTGAAGTTTGCACCTGATTGGTTAGCTATATCGTAATCGTGTTGAGCCATTAAAAACCTCTTGCTATATAGTCAAATGTTCTAGCGACAATTGTACCACTACTGTTCTTGAAAGTAATTGTAAAACCTGTGCTGGACACACTTGTTATTTCATAAAAATCTCCACTTGCCATGTTCTGTGCAGTAACAGCTATTTTTGGAGTAACTAAAAATCCCTCACCAAAAGTAACACCTAAAGCACTTGTACTTGATGTCAATTGTTGTGTATCAAATTTTTGAAATGCTTCTAAAGTTGCAGATAAAGATGTGATATAAACTTGGTGCGTTACATCACCTGATGTTACTAATAATCTAAATTTAAAAGCACGGCCAAAATAGTTACCGATTCTAAAGTTTTGGAAATCACTAAATGTTGGCGAACCACTTGGATCATCATTCGTTGTTGCTATTTGCAATTGAACTTCTACATCATCATAAGTATTTAAATCAAAAGATTCATAACTATCAATATTTCCTGAACGAGTATCTATAAAGTCTGATGTTGAATTAGTCGTAAAAGCAAATGCAGAAGTTAATCTATAAGAAGCCGCCGCAATACCTGTGTCAATAACATTTGCAAAATCATAAGTACCTGATAAATCTACACCACCAGCGGCATCAATCAATCCAACTTCATCAATCAATCCCAATGAATCAAACAAAGTATCAGCTTCTAATTTTAATGTATTATCGTCAGTCACTACCATATTTGATTTAGTGCCACTAAAAGATGGATTTTCTGTCCTTGTTAAAAATTGTGTAGATTGAAATAAATCAGGCGTGACTGTATTAACTACTGTTGTGGCGTTAGTGGATTTAACGCCTGTAGAATCAACCGCTTTTATTAAATAAGTGCCTACTAATAATGGCACTTCTGTTGAATTTGCTATACCTGATACAGCTTCGCCTACTTGTGTTGATTGCGCCCAAACTGCACCTGATGTTAATGAGTTATGTCTTATCTCGTAAAAACCACCGATCTTTACATCCAAGTCTGTTGTAGGTGTCCAACTTAAAGTAGCAGTATTAGAATCTGCTCTTAAAAATAAATTACTTACATCTGAAGGTACTGCAGTCAATCCATAAATTCTTTGTGTAGTAGATGAAAATTCTGATGCAACACCAACAGTATTTACTGCTCTTACTCTAAATTCATACAACGCTGGTTCAATATCAAAAAATTCAAAATTAGTTCCTTGTGATGTTCCAGCACCTTGAAAAGATGCTTCTGTGGATTTTTTAAATTCAACATCATAATGATCTATAGTTACTCCTAAAGATTCCCAATCTGTATTGACTGATTTGCCAAAGGTTAATATGGCTTTTGCTTTTACACCTGAACCTTGTGTAGTAGTAAATAATTCTTCTGTTACAAAATTTATAGCTGGTGTATTTACTGCTGGTAAAGTAGAAAAGTTTTTAACTTCAAATATCTCTGTAGCAAAATCAGAATAAACTCCTAGTCTGTTTTTTGCTCTTACAGCTACAAAGTATTGACCTTCTTCTAATTTATCAATAGTAAAACTTTCAGTAACACTTCTGCCTTCAAAATCATAACTAGCTTTATTTGCAAAGCGTACTGAGTTCAATCTATTGATACCTATCTCATAAGATTCAACAGAAGATTTATTTGGTTGAGTCCAATTGATAGTAACTCTATTAAATAATGTTGGGGGGATTGCTATCAATTCCTCTGATGGTGTAGATATAGTTGGTTTATCTACAGACGAAAAATTAGGTAAGCTGGTATTAGGAGAAGTATCTTCAGCTTGTATCAAGCCAAAATCATAAACATCATCATCATATTCTCTTGCAGTAATATCCACTTCGTCATTATTTTTTATAGCAAGTTTCATAATCTTGAACTTCTTACCTTGATTGGAATTTAACGTATTCCAACCTAAAGATTCTAATGAAATAAAAACTACATCTCCTATTTCTGCTCTAAGTCCAACAATGGTTGATGTAAATTTAAAGACCAATGATTGCCTTGATTGTTTCATGTTGATTGTAGAAATCATTTGCGCCCTTTCCATTTGATCTGTAAATGGAAGTTCTATTGCTCTTTCAAGACTTAAACCATTATCTTCTGTTTTAAATGTTGTACTTTCTACAATAGCAAAATCACCTTGCATATCACGATTTCTGTTAAAGAAGTTTGCTCTAATTTTATTTGCTTTGTATTCCTTACCACCTAAAGATAATTCAAAAGCACCTACAATATTATCTTCGTCAAAAGTTTGTACTGCTGTACCTGTATCATCAATTTGTAATTTATATTTACCACCTGAAAATATTAAAGAACCTCTACAAGATGTAAGAAGTTTTTCAATATTATCTAAGGCTTTGTTATTGGTATTTAAAATACCATTACAGGTATATTTCTTTTGTGTCTTATCTCCTACTGTGACTTCAGTATCACAAATATTTCTTGCTGTTGTAAATGATGTTGTATCAATTTGTGAACTTGGAATTGATCTGCCATAAATGGTATTGGTTAAATAATCTTCTATACAATCTGCTGGATTATCGCTAAATACTTTATAAGTAGTGCCACCAGATGTTGTGCTTCTTGTTTTTTTACCAATAACATCAAAATTTACTTGCGGTATTCCTGTGTTACCAAATACTTCAGGTTCAAATTTAAATCTTACAATTGCATAAGCAACACCTTGTAATCTATCGGAAGAAGTCCAAGCACCATTGGTTTCTGAAATTAAATCTTGATCTGCTGTTTGCGTTGTTGTGCCATTGTATATTTCATATTTGACTATTGCTTCATACTTTGGTTTATGAATATTTTCAGTAGGAAAGTGAGTTATATTTCCGCCTTCGCCTTCGTTAATAATTATACCTGTAAGAGAAGTATCATATAAATCAGGTGCAGTATTAACTTCATCGTTATTTAGATATACTTGACTAACACCTTGAATCTCGCCTTCTGCAATTGCATAAACCACATGAAGAAATTCATTGTTATCTCCTGATACATGATAAAAAATTGGTGTGCCACCAACCCTTCTTTTGCCATAGATAACAGGCAAAGGATTTGTTGAACCTTGTTGATTCGCTAAAGCTGATTGTGCTTGTGCAGACATATCGTCAGCAAAGTCCATTTTCATAGCACCGATTAATTGTGTACCAGCATAAACAGCTATAACAGTAGCAACAGCACCAATTGCTATTGCCGCTGTACCCGCTGCCGCTGGAACTAGAGCAGTACCTATACTAGCGAAAACAGGTGCTAAAGCTGGTAAAGCAAAAAGACTACCTGTAAAAAATAAAGCTGTTATAAATAATATTATGTTTCTAATTTTCATTACTAAATCTATATGCAGAATCAAAATCGTTAAAATCAGATATTGGCAAAATTGCTGTACCTATTTGTTCATCTACAGATGCCATTTTACTACCAATACAAATATGACATGAATCCCAATTTTCATTGTGCTTAACCAATATGTCACCAAATATAGCTTTACTAGGATGATATTCTTTCATGCCTAATTCCAAACATCTGCCTGATATTCTTTGGGCAAATTCTTTTTGAAATTTGATTGCACCTTTTTTTGTAGAATATTTTTGATAAATTATTTTTAATAAATCTGTACCTAATACCTTATCAAAGTATTCAACAATAAATGTATTGCAATCGTTAGTACCCCATGCAAAAGGCTCATTTAATTTAGATTCAATGTATTCGTTTGCTTTTGATTTATCTATCATCGTATTTCTGTTGGTAGATTTATTCTGCTTCCTGATGAACCATAATTGACTGTTGAAGTAGCTTTTACAGGTCTTTCTAAAACACTATCTCCGCCACCGCCAAATTCTGAAGCTGAAGCACTTTCAGATAAAGTAATTGTAAAATAATCTGTATTGGAAGAATCAACTACAGTATGTGATTTATTTAATAAACTTCTATCCAAACCACCAACATCATCCAAGCCTTCCAAAGTTATTGTGTCGCTATTTGCTAAACCATGACTTCTGTAATGAACTTTTACTGTAGCAGATGAAGATGTGGTTTCTATTGGATTGGTTCTAATAATTTTTCCATCTAAACGAACTGCATCACTACCGCCTCTTGCGGTGCTTGTTGCTGTAGTAGAAACAACAACTGTAACTGTATTTTCTGTTATAGCTGTAACAGTATGTGCTTTATTTATATCAGAAGCTGGTACACCGCCAACTGCTGTAGCACCTGAAATAGTGATTGAATCGCTTACAGCAATATTATGTTCTGCAAAATCTATTATTAATGATGTTGAGCCTGATGTGGTTTTTAAAGGATTCGCTAGAACAATATTCTTTTGCGTGATTGCAACTGTAAGTGTATCTGTAGTTCTTGCGGTAATTTTATGATCTAAGGCAAGGATTCTACTTTCAATACCGCCAACAGATGTTGTTTCTAAATTAAAAGAAACTACTTCATCTACTTTGGCAAAGTTATCAGCATTGACTGTAATTAAATTAGAGCCTGATGTGGTTTGTATCAATACAGGTGCAACCAATTCATCATCAACTGTGATTTCACTACCGCCAAACTTTCCTGATTTTACAGATGTTACTGTATCAGGAACTGCAATAGTAAAACCAAAGCCATCTGAATCTATTGAAGTGATTGCATGAGTGCCAGCACCTTCTGAAAAATTGATAGCAGAGCTTAAAATAAATTCACCATCATCAAATGTTTTGGATTCAAAACCATTAATCTTTACTTGTTGTCCTACAGAAAAATTTGCTGTGCTTCTGTTTGCATAATTGATGTGTATTCTTACTGAACCTGATTGCAAGCTAAAAGATGGATTGGTTGGTCTTATTTCTCTAAAAATGCTTTTTTGCGCTGGTGAAGTATTATTGATTGGCGATGTTGTAGAACCTTGTGTTGATACACTAGAACTACCACCGCCTGATGCAGTAGCACCAGTAGTCATTCCCCAATTCAATTCTTTAACTACAACTGAACTAAATCTGAATCCTGTATCACCAGCAAAGAAACTTTGTTGTGATTCATTATTTGTAAATCTTGTATTGATTCTATCAAAGTCCACGAATAATGAACTTGCTTGTACTGCTATTGTGCTAGTTCCAGCATCAACATCTTCTTTGATTACAGGATTATTTAATCTGCCATCAAATATTAATAAAGGATCAGAAACCAAAGCATCGTTACTATCTAAAAATGCTTTATAAATTTGTACTGTTCTATCTAAGTAACCACCTGACAAAAATAAATTAATATAAGTTGTATCTACTCCTGATAAAGAAATACTTATAGTTTCAATATTAGCTTCATTGGTTTCAACAATATCGGAAAAAGCTAAAAAACTTCCTGTTGGTGTATAAGTGTCTGAATCGTAAGTAACAGGAATATAAGCATCAGATAAAAAATAACTGACATCATCAAAAGATAATTTAACTAAATGAAAAGGTTTGTTTGCAGATTTAACAATCTCTGTTTGAAATGCACCTGTACTTCCTCTATCCATCTCATTAAAACACTTCTACTAAAGTCATGCTAAAACCAAATAGGGCAGAAGTATCAGTAGCAAATTGAGTTATATCTTCGGTAAAAGAAACTGTAAAAGGTACTGCTGCAAAAGTTATGGTTTCATCATTAGCAACTGCATTTAAAAGATTTGGTGCAAAATTTAAGGTAGCATGACTTGTACCATCTGCATCCATGTCAGCAGTAGCCATATACACTTTTGAATGACCACTAAATTTAAAGAAATCACCAGCTTTTATAATGCCTGATTCTGAAGCTGTAAGACCATCTATAGTCGCTGAATTTGCACCAACTGACACCGCACCATCAACTACAGGAGATT